TATAACTAATTCTTAATAAATTTAAATTATTTTTCAAAACATACTCATTTTTTATAAAGAGTGCCATAAAACCCAAAAGTCTTTAGCTTTTGGGATGTAAGGCACAAAATAATTAAATTATTTTTAAGATAAAGTTTGTTTTTTAAATTTAAAGTATTTATCTTTGTAAAAGTTCTTTGAAGTATTGTTGGTTGATAGTTAATTGCTTCTATCGTAAAACTTAAAGCAAAAAGTAACTTTAAATAGTTATAATTACAAAATAACATCGTTTGGGACAAACGATTACAGGCATCGAGCAAAAATAAGACTTCTAACTCCTTGGAACAGTAAGCATATGCGTTGAAATGTCTAAAATTCATAATATAATATTTTAATAATGTTATTTTATGAAGCCCACGAATCTTTAGTTCGTGGGTAGTTCACTATATTTACTTGTCATTAATTTTCATATTCATTACCTGTAAACGCTAACGTAATGTATTCAATTAGATTTGGTACAATATCTAAGAATTTCATTTCATCAACATCATACCAACCATAATTACTATTTTCTTCATTTAATTTAATGTCTGTTGGTTCACCATTATAACGACAAGCAAATATGTGTTCAATACTATCTGGATTCCTCTGTATAGTGAAAGTCTTAATAAATTTGTCAATCTCCAATCCAGTTTCCTCCAGAATTTCTCTTTCAACAGCTTGTTTTGGGGTTTCATCTTTATTAATTTCACCGCCAACTAATGCCCATTTTGAAGACCCCCATATTTTAGGGTCTGATGCTCTTTTAAGTAAAAGTATTTTATTATCACCATCTACAATTACTGCAACAGCATTTTTTTTCAACTCATCTTTTTTCTTTTTTTCTTCATTCAGTTTTGGCATTGGATTATTCGGTTTCAGTTCTGAATTAGGATTTGTTGTCATATCTTGTTTAACGTTCTTTGTCATCTGAACACCTGCCCTGTCACTTCCTAATGTTGTTTCAATAAATTGTCTCATAGAATTACCGCCAGCAAGAGCATATTGCATCTTATCACCTGTTTGTGGATTGAAATAATCGAAGAAATTCTTCAGTCTTTTCATTGCCTGATAAGTGATAGCACCGTTTTTTAGTAGATATTTAGCTCGCTTTGTGCCATCATTATTCGGATTAGCTATAAGTGCTGCTCGAATACCATTTATCACATCCGAAGGCACAGAATATGTTTTATTATATAGTTCTTGATTTGCCATTATTATTTTCTTTCTAACAGGTTTGCAAGTTTATCTTTGTCCTGTTGATCTAGTTTACTTATAAGACCAGCAATTTTTTCAAGTTTCTTATCCCTCATTTCTTTATCTTCGCCCTTTTTTGACAATTCATCTTCAACCCTATCAACAAGTTTGTCTTCAGCTACATTATCTTCAACAAGTTCAGTTTCATTTAATGTTTCTTCAATTGGTTCTTTAAATGCTTTTTCGAAATGTGGTTCAACGGCTTTAATAATTTTTCTTGCCCATGCAATATCTTCTTTTTCACATTGTTCTGAATGTGCTTCACCTGCTGAATGTTTCCTGTAATCAGGTTTTAAAAGATTTGGGTTTTTATAATAATATTGTAAGGTATCTATACGCTTATCATGCATTAATTGCGATAAATCTTTTAATAATTCTTTCTGGCTTATATCCTCTTTACCTTCAAAAAAAGGTAAAAGCGTAAAACCAAAACGACCTAACATATCATATCTGAATGGTTGTTGAGCTTTTCCAACGTTCATGTCGGTAGTGCCATTTGCTTGACTATCTGCATTTGCATCATTAGTTGGCACATCGTTTTTACCTATCAGTTCACCATTAGAATCAATGATTTCAAATAATTGTATCTTTTTTATTTTCATTGGTACATATTTTCATATAAATACTAGTAAAACTTAATATGCACTATTCATTTTCCTCATTTTCGTCATCAAATGATTCTACATCATCATCTTCATCTTCAATGCCCTCCATTTGACCAATATAGAAATCAAGCATTTCGGATGCTTGTTCTTCTTCTCTAAAGAGTGTGTCCATCATCATATCCTCTGGAATATTAAAACGTTTTTTAAATTTATTAAAATATTTTTCACGTTTTATTCTGATAAGTTCAAGTTCCCTTTCTTTTTCTGTCTTGGTTGCCAAAGTTATTTCAAGATTTTTTATTCTTTCTTCTTCCTCAGCTTTTTTCTTATCCAATTCAAGTTCAATTTCACATTTCGGTATTTCAACTATTGGTCTGATCATTTCAATGAATGTACCATTATATTTACCAACACTATATTCACCACCATTTTTAATTAAAATCATATCTCCTTCACTATAATTATCATTAATTGATTTGATTTTTGGTTTGTTCATGGCAACTAATTTTTCATTAAGAAAATTTAACGCATGATCATATATTTCATAATGAACTTTACAGTCATCATACATTTTAAAACCATTCCATATTTTTCTTGGGTCATAACCATGCTTATTCCAGAATTCAACTTCTTTTTCTTCCAGATGCATCGATTCATCCATATCATTTAAATCAAAGTTTTTTAATTGTAATTGATATGAGGCAAAGTTTTCACCACCACATTTAATATCGGTTTCTTTTGTTTTTTTGTCTTTAACAATCTTAGCTAACATGTTTTTCGATACTTCAGGGTCAAAACCAACAAGTAATGATTTAACACGCTTATTAAAGGCATTTAAATACTTAGCCACATTATATTGACCCATCATGTTCGGATTATTTAATAAATCTTCTGCAGTAATTAAAGTAGAACAATATCTTTCTTCACCACTTATTTTGTCTTTAATAATACTTGAATTACCTTCAGAAATCTTAGTGCCTGTATTCACATAATAAACAATACTATCAAGTTCAGGTTCAGGTGGCATATAATCAGATACTAATTTTAATTTTTCCTCAATCTTATATTTTTCAGCATCCTTGGTAAGAATAAGTTTATCATTATTTTTATTAAATATTTGTTCAGCAATTTTATTTCTTTTATCGATTAATAATTCCATATGTGCCTGTTTGCCTTTATCTCTACCATTTTTATCCTTACCTCTCTTTTTATATGCAGTTATTGTATTTTTTATTTTACTTTTACTTGCAATCTTTTTTAATGGAATTCTACAAAGATATAAATCTTTTGCATACTCATTATAATAGTTAACAAACTCAGCACCTTTACCGTGAAGAATCATGTCAAGTCCCTTATCAATGAAGTCTTCAATGTATCCCGGCATTATCTTTGATTTGATTGTATTACCAGTATGTTTAATCTTTTCTTTCATTTCATCACTCTTCTTATCTTTAACAAGTGCCAATGTAGCATAATTAATTCTTGAAAGATTTAAACAACTTATTGATTCACCATCATTATCAACCGACATGTAAGGTGGAGTCATTTCTTCTTTATTATACTTATCAATAAGTGCATTAATACCAGTTTTGCCATTATACTGCCACATTTCTTCAATTAATCCCTCAATTAATCCCTCAATTGTTCCCTCATTAGTTATTCTAATTGTTGTTTTTTCAGGGTATTGAAAATTTATACCGTCAGTAACTGCAAGCAGTGCAATACAATTAAATTTACTAAACCATGAAATTGCATGTCTTAAATGTAATCTACCAGTACAAGTTATACGTGCAGCACAAACATTATCTGACCAGTTAAACGAAATATCAGAACCAAGAGCACCATATAACGAGTTGTTCAAAATCTTGATAGATAATTGTTTGATTTTAAACATTGCAACGTCAGCAGGAGTAAGTAGTTTATTGACATATTTTAAATGCATTTCTGGGTCGATCTGCCTGAATAAAATAACTTCTTCATCATTTAATTCGTGACCATTTCCCAATTTCTTATAGATATTACGAGTTGTAGTAAGATACAACAAGATTTTTTTCATAACATCTGTAATATCAAATATTGGAAATACGCTTTCGGTTAATTGTATGGAAGGGTAAAGACCCGCATAATCAATCTTAATAATTCTTTTAGTAAAGCCTGATTTATAACATCTTGCAAGACCACCAGCAAATTTTTTGGGTAATTTTACATCAGCTATTGGAATTGCAAGGTCATTTTCATAACTCCATGCAGTCATAAGTAAATTCCAAATACCAGCAGTACCCATAGTACAAATACGTTGATATGTAGTAGGTACAATCTTAGCAAGCATAAATGATGATTGGTTATAAAGTTCATCAACTTGTGCTGTTTCCCAAAGGTCATCAAGAAGATATTGTTTAACGAGTTTTTTACCACCAATAAAACCTCTCATTTGTTTCGGTATTGCTTCTGATCTAAACCATTGAGCAAATTGTGGACAATCTTTAAGATAGCTATCCTTTAAAACTTTATAACGTTCAGGTGCTAATGTTGTTTTATTTGCCTGTAATTTATATAAATTTTTTGCAGTTAATTGATATTCATCTGGTATTTCAACATATTCATTTTTTTCATTAATGGCAAATACTTTATTTTCAGCATAATAACGACCAATGTTATTATCTTCTCCTGCGATATATGTTCGGTTTGGTTTAGCAAACTTCTCAAACTTTGCTATATACTTTAATTTATTTTCTTTAATTTCACTATTAACAGCAGCAGTTCTTTTCACTGCATGAAGAATATCAATAACCGACATACCCCACATATCAGTCCATGTATATCTATCCGCAGTATTACCATAGTTAACACTAGTGTTGGGTCTTCTTCTCATTTGAACACCTTCTTTAAGACTTGTTGGAATCTTACTCATGTCCATCTTAAGAAGTTTTGCCCTACCTAGAATGAATTCAAAGTCAAACATTTCTGAGTTGTAACCCATTACAACTGCAGGCTTTAAGTCAATAATCAGATTAAAAAAGTTTTGTATAAGTCTAATTTCCGACTCATCATCATTTATCTTATCAAGTTCAAGAATAATTTCAAAACCTCTATTATCTCTGACACCAATAGCAAAGAGTCTTGACATTTCATATCTCAAGCCAGTTGTTTCAATGTCAAAAATCACTTTATGTACCTGCCTATATTCTTCGTATCCTTTATATAATCTTGATTGTGTCGATATAAAAAACTGCTCGGTGGTTTTAGGAGAATGAAATAAGCCACGATGAAGAAATTTAACATTGCCCTTTTTATCTTTTATAACATTTCCATTAGAATCTTCAACTTTGGCAAACATGTTAATACCACCGTCTCTGAAATAATTTACAATAGCATTATATGACTTACTACTTGTTACTTTATAACAATAACCATCAATCAGTCTTTTTTGATTACCAGTCTTTAATTTGGTAATAGTAATGCCATATTTTATTTTCTTACTTTCAATATAAGTGTCTGAAAAACCTTCATAAAGAATAATTTTATCTGGTTTTAAATTTGCCAAATCTTTTACATATACGAAAGGTATGTATGGTATTTTTACTGTTTTAGGGTCTTTATTCGGCTCATGAACTATGCAACTTGCCTCATTGTTATCAGGACTTGTTTCAACATTTACTAGATATTTTAAGTCATTATTAAAACCCTCAAGAAAACCTTTAATAGGTTTTAAATCATTTATTTTATTCATAATTTTTTATTGTTTTTGTTTCAATTTGAATTGTCGTATATGTTAATTCGTTTGTTTTTTTATTGAAAACATATTTTCTATCACCAATTATAAATGTTGTGCTTTTTATTATTTTTGAACCATCACTTGGAAAATAACCACTTAACCAAAGTGCCGAAATAGCGTTTTTCCCCTTAAGTATATAATACTCTTCATTTTTCTTTATTTCAAAGTCCAAATATACTATCTCGTCACGATTAATCAAAATGTTTCCTAAAATATATTTAAAAGCACCATCAATATCTCTTTTTGCTGCTTTTGTTGATATGTCAATATCTGTTATAATTGAATCAAGTAAAAAATCCCTAAAGGGATTTCTATTGTAAATATATTCACTTGCCATCGTTATTTTTTTTATGTTTATTTTTAATTATTTCTATCAAATCATTTATAATACTCTGATTAACATCTGATTCGTACTTTTCTCCGTCTATCACTAAATTTATTTCAGACCTCTTCCCCTCGATTAAATTGAATATATACTCGTCAATCGTGTCCTTATAAATAAAAATATATGCATTAACTGCATTTTTTTGTCCAATTCTCGCTAATCGATCCGTACATTGATCCAATGCCCCCGGCGTCCAAGGTATCGTCAACATACCAACCTTACTAGCAGCAGTTAATGTCAGACCCTCCTTAGTTGTGCCTTCAGAACCCAAAAAGATTTTAATTTTTCCATTCTCATCTTGGAAATCCTTTATTATTTCGGCTCGTTCTGTATCTTTTTCATCGCCCGTATGTAATGCACTTATTTCAGGATATTGTTTATGTAATTCATATAAACTATTTTTATAAAAATCAATTGCAACAAATTTTTCACCACTTTCCAGTATTGAATCAATTAATTCTCTTACATTATTAACCTTAAGAAAAGAAGTATACTCCCGTAATTTTCCCATAATTGAGAGAGGGTTCTTTATTTCTCTATTTACAAATTCATTTGCGATTCCTTCTTCCAGAGCATAGTAGATTTCATATTCTTTTGATGTCATTTCTAAAACAATTCTTTGATATGTTTTTTCTGGCAAATCTTTTAATACTTCAGATTTTTTCTTTCGATAAATATATGGTTCAATTTTATGAAACAATTCTTCAAATTTAGTCATGCTGATATCAGTTTCCCATCCGTAACCATCTAAATTGTAGGTCATTCCACAGTAAAATTCATAAAATTGTTGTTTTGTTGGAAAATCGAGTGGAGATATTTGATTTAAGACACTATATAGTTCTGCACTTTTGGAAGGTGCGGGAGTCCCAGACATGAAAACTTTTGATATCTTGCCGTTTTTAAATATATCGTCCTTAAATATTTTTTTAAAATTTTTAAAAGTATTAGATGAGGTGGATTTCAAATGGTGAGACTCATCTGAAATTAAACAGTCAATTTTACCAATATTTAATTTATCAAATTTGGTTTTTACTTTTCTAAAGTCTGATGAATTAAAATACTCATAATTGACGATAACATACTTAGCATCCTCAATTCTACATTTATTTTTTTTACCAATAATAAAGGCACGTGAATCTGTAAATTTTTCTACTTCATTTTTGAATGTAAATTTAAGTGAATTGGGGGTGATGACGAATACTTTATCAAATGCATTCATTTCTGCATACACTATAGAAATAAGCGATTTTCCCGTACCCATATCTAATGCTAAAAGAAGATTTCTGGTAACATTAAGAAATAAGGCACTAACGATTTGATGAGGATAGAGATGAGTGCCCGGTTTTAATAAAGCATGACATTGCTCACTGTATTTTTCATAAGTTTCTTCTAAACTTTTCTTATATTGTAACCAGTGTTCTTTTTTAATATTAAGATCGGCTATGAATTTACGCTTTTCTTCTTCTGCAATTTCAAGTTTTTTTATTTGCTGAATAAAAATCTTTCGACTGTCTTCATTACCGAAATCAAAATGTAATTTATTTGAACCCTTATATCTCTTTATAAGAAGCATCAATGACAATGTTGTCACTTCCCAACAATAATTCATTGCATCCCATTTACGAGTTTCTTGAGGAAGTTCTTTTATTTTATTAAGGAGACCCTCATTAATTGGAAATCGTAATTGATATGAGGATGTCTTACGAATTCGTTCACAATTAATTATAAAAATAGGGTCTTGCATTAAGTATTTTATTTTAACTTAGTGCAAAGATAGTTAAAAAATTTTAATTGTCAAGGATTAAAATATTTTCCACAACAATCACCCAGAAAATCTAATTCAAAGTATTTATAATAAAAATATTATGGAATCAGGAATATATATAATCGAAAACACTGTTAATAATAAAAAATATATTGGTAGTGCTAAAAATATCAAAAAAAGATGGTATCAACATAAATATACCCTTAATAATAATTCTCACGATAATTTATATTTACAAAATGCTTGGAATAAATATGGTGCAAACAATTTTAAATTTGGTGTTATTGAAGAAGTTGAACCCGAAAAATTAATTGAAAGAGAACAACATTACATTAATTTACTTGATGCTTGTAATAAAATTGTTGGTTATAATTTAGCTCCAACAGCAGGAAATACTTTAGGATTTAAATTCTCTGAAGAAAGTAAATTAAACATGAGTCTTTTAAAAAAAGGCAAACCATCCGTAAGGGGAAATTATGTAATGTCAGATGAAACAAAAAGAAAAATGAGTAAATCAAAAAAAGGTAAAGGAATTGGTAGAAAACTTTCAGAAGAAACTAAAGAAAAACAAAGAAAACCACACGGTGCAATGAAAGAAACGACAAAAAAACAAATAAGTGATTGGAGAAAAGGATTGATTCCTTCTAAAAAAACAGGTAAATTTATTACGGATGACATTAAAAACACATTATTAACTGAAGAAATGATTAATAAAACAAGAGAAATAAATAAAAATAATAAATATAGATTAAATCAAGTATCTGCGAATAAATCTAAAGAAAAAATATCAAATTCAAATAAAGGCAATAATAGGGGCGAAAATAATGGTATGTCAATTACCAATAAAAATGAAGTGCTTGCAATTAGAAAAGATTATGCAGGTGGTTTATTAATATCTGAATTAATGATAAAATATAATAAAAAATATATGTTTGTATATAAGATCGTTAAAAGACTAAGATGGAATTGGTTAAATGACAGTGGTCTTAGTAATTGAGTCACCTATTAATATATTAATATAATTATTTATAGGTAAGGTTATTTTACCGCAACTAATTGGTTGGATGAAATCTATTTTAAATTCACCCAAAAATCTTCCTGCTTTTCTTGTGTCTTTTAATTTAAATTTATATGAAAACGTATATTTTTCTTCATATGGTTTGTTAAGTCTCTCATAATTGATTACAAGATTTGCTGGCACATTGGCAATTCGATATAAGCCATTGCTTGCATCGATCATTGAAAAGGTAACTGCACAATTTTCAAGCATGTCATCAGTAATACCATATTTTTCTCTTACTTGTTGAATAAGAGGATATTTCAATTCAGGAAGTGTACTATCTTTCTTTATAAAAAAATTGTTAATATCAAATGTTGAATAATTCATGTAAATATTTATATATGTGATTTATAATTAAATTATTGATTCTTCTTTAGTGTTAGCTTTAACTTCATTTGCAATAACCTTTTGTTCTGATTTAAGATCATTTGCTGTCGTTTGTTGATCTCCTTTGAGATCGACTGCTATGACTTGTTGTTCTGATTTAAGATCATCAGCTTTATCGTCCTGTTTTGATTTTAAATCATCTGCTTTATTATCTTGTTTTGATTTAAGTTCATCGGCATTATAATCATTCATTAACTCATCTCGATCTCCACCAACTGCTTTAAGTCTTCTTTTTACTGTTACTGCAATACCATCCCCAATAAGACCCAGAGAAACCGCATCAAAATTTCCAAATGGATGTCCACATATTTCAATATAAAATCTAAATAAAATATATGTGCATAAAATTGTTGTTATATACCTACGCCAATTATCGTAAAACCAAAATTTCCAACTCCATTTAGTTGGTGTATGTGGATTTTGAACATTACGACCTGTCGTTTCAGTTAAAAAATATATTATATATCCAATTAAAAAAAACCATAAATATCCTAATAATTGAATGCTTGTATATTCTCCAAACATTGTTTTAAGTAATTCACTCATTGATTATGTTTTTATATAAATAGTTTTTATATAAATAGTATTTAATTTTACATTGATTAAATATATTGTTTACGGTGCAATCACTTTATTACTGCCCCAATTACCACCTGTTCTTGTTTGAACGACCAATGTTGCTCCACTTGTTACAAATCTCCAACTGCCATCTGTGTCTTTATTACCTAAATATAAATAATTACATGTGCCATTTACAATTTCAGTTGTACCACTTATTACTAATCTCTTATTATTAAACTCACCATAAATCAAACTACAATTAGAACAATTTCCAATATATAATTTATTTGAACCAGTTTCATTAAAACCCGCTTCAAATCCGAGTGCAACATTTGTATTTCCACTAATGCTATTATAAAGTGCACAATTGCCAAATGCAACATTATTATTACCCGTTATATTAGAAAAAAGGGCACTTCCAAGTGCGATGTTATTAGAACCAGTTGTGTTTGATGCAAGTGAAGAATATCCAATTCCAATATTAAAACAACCAGTTGTATTAGAATACAATGCACCGCTTCCATTTGCCATATTAAAACAACCAGTTGTATTTGAACAAAGTGCTTGCCAGCCAAATGCAATATTACTGATACCACTTGTATTTTTGTAAAGTGTAGCATAACCAATTGCAACATTATAAATACCACAAACATTATTGTAAAGTGCTTGATAACCTATTGCCGTATTATTACAACCACATGTGTTTGAATATAAAGCAGTACAACCTAAAGCAATATTTGTACAACCACTAGTATTACGAACAAGTGCAGAACAACCTAATGCAATATTATCATTACCAGAAGTATTAGCATAAAGTGCACAAAAACCATTGGCAATATTATTTTTACCAATAGTATTATATAAAAGTGCAGTACAACCTAAAGCAATATTATTACATCCTGTTGTATTAAATTGAAGTGCTTGAAAACCAAGAGCAATATTATTATAACCTATTGTATTGCAATAAAGTGCAGTACAACCAATACCAATATTACTACCACCACTAACATTATGATAAAGTACTTGAGTACCAGCAGCAAAGTTATTGCCGCCTATTGTATTGAGAGCAAGTGCACAAATACCAATACCAATATTATCATTACCAGTTGTATTACACCAAAGTGCTTGAAAACCTAAAGCAATATTATCACAACCTGTTGTATTACGTTGAAGTGCACAAGCACCATTTGCTGTATTATAACAACCACTTGTATTTGAACAAAGTGCTTGAGTACCAATTCCAATATTATTAAGACCAGAGGTATTACCATAAACTGCTTGTTGACCAATTCCAATATTACCATAACCACAAGTATTGCAAAAAAGTGCACAAATACCAATTCCAATATTACAACCTGTGGTATTATTATAAAGTGCACCAGAACCAATTGCAATATTATTGCCAGCAGTTTTATTTTTATAATGTGCCTGACAACCAATTGCAATATTATAAGAACCCGTTGTATTGCAAAAAAGTGCCTGATAACCATTTGCTGTATTATAAGAACCCGTTGTATTGTAAAAAAGTGCCTGATAACCATTTGCAATATTATAACAACCCGTTGTATTATAAAAAAGTGCCTCATAACCAATTGCAATATTACCAGTACCACCAGTATTAGTTCCGAGCGTATAATAACCAACACCAATATTACTACTACCACTAACATTAATATAAAGTGCTTGAGCACCAATACCAATATTACAACTACCTATGGTTGTAGATTTACCTGCCTGAACACCATAAAAAGTATTATCACATGTTGTACCACCACTAACAAGAGTACCACAACCAGCAACCGTTGAGCCTTTAGTTAAATTTGACCAACCAATACCACCTGTTGGATTTTGCCATGTTGTACCACCACTAATATTTGAAGTTAATACTTTACCAGCACCTGCATTTGATGATATAGATAACGTTGCACTACTTGCAAGTTTAAATGTACCAAAAATATTTGTACAACCACTTAAATTCAAGATTTCACCTGAACACTGTACGATTTTATCGCTATTTAAATTAATTTTTGTATTAAATGCCATTTTTCTGTTTTTAATTATTGTTATTAAATATAAATACTTAAATTAGTATCAATACTTTTTATTTTTTTAGCAATTTGATTTAAACCATCGTATCATTATCACTATCCCAATATGCACATCTTGCTGGAGTATTGTCTACGCCCCAACTATTTGCATTAATATAAGTTATGTCAGCACCAGTATTAAATTTTGTTTCTTTTAAATTATCCGCTAACCATTCCTGTGTGCCAATACATATTGTTGGATAAACTTTTCCATCATTTCCAGTATAATTTCCCCTCTGTCCATTTGTAAGTGTTGTGCTGTTTTTTATTAATCTAACTGTAAAACCCATTCTTTTACCAGCATCAGTATTTAATGGAATATGTCTATAAACATCAGTGCCTATATCTGTATCAAGATAACTATTTATTAAAAAATCTGTTGTCCAATACCGTCCTTGTGATTTATTTGCATTATCAAAATAATATCCTAACGAATATGATCTTATGCCAGCACCTTTTGCATTAAATTTATATGCATTAGTTCCACTCAATGCACTCCAGTGTATGGTATTATTTATTCTCAATTTTGGACCTGCTCCTGCTGCACCCCCTATATATGTAATTAACGTATCAAAATCAGCATCTGAAGGCACACGCCATTCTGACGCTGCTAAATTTGTAAGCGCAAATGCATTATATAAATATCCAAACTTAGTTGCATAATTTCTAAAATTTGACTGTCTATCTTTAGCTCCTTTATATATACCAAAAAAATAACCGTCTGATGTTTGTGCAAAGCATTGACTTAATCTATCTGCAGTTGGAAACACGTCAATAATATCTGAAAGTTTAAAAGTGGTTGTATTTGGAACATATGTTGATGCCATTATAATTTATTTTATTAATTTATTGACAATTAATTCTAATTCATTAATTTTATTTTTAAGATAAGCTATTTCACGCACAAATAAATCGTTATAACTAACACCTAACATTCCATCGCTATCTGTTCGTACAAGTTCAGGATAATCTTTTTGTAATAAATTAGCAATGGCACCGTATCTCAACTGAGTAGGCTCATTAATAAAATTAAATTGTTTATAGTCAACATTAATTCGTGATATTATTATTGGCTCAATACAAGTTTTGAGTCTTTCGTCCGAACTCATAATAAAATCAGTTGCTGTTATTGTACTCGTTGCTATAATAGTACCTGTTATACCCAAATTAGTGCCATTAAATGTCATATTTGGCTGTGAACAAACTAATCCAGCACTTAAATATGTACCAACACCATTAGCGGTACTACCTTGCCAAGCAAGACCACCACTTGAAGGAGTACCCCAAGAAGCAGTTCCATCAGCAGCCGATGTTAAAACACATCCCACTGCAGCACCTGTTGTTATTTTAATAACTGGTGCAGTAACAGTACCAGTAAATATTGGATTGCATATTGGTGCAAATTTTGTATTAACATAACCACAATCAACCAATGAACGTGCAATATAATTTGCAGAATAATCAACAATATATTGAATGCCCTGAAAAGTTGCACAACCATGAACAGTTAAAGAATTAGGCATTATACACATTTCAACACTACATGTAGCATTAACAGCAGCAAGACAAACGGATGGTGTTACACTACTCCAAGTAGTCATTGCAAATTTACTTGCCACAGGATCACCTGCAAATGCTTGTATTTGAGTTCCACCAGCAGTAAAAATATTTAAACAAGCAGTTCCTGCCATACTATACATTGCAATATTAGTAGCGGTTGTACATATATAATTTGAAGCATTACCTAATATTGCATAAGAAGGTGTTATATCAGCATAATTACAAGTAGATGAATTTTTTGATGTTAATGTTATTTGTCCGCAATTTATAATACACCCACAAAACGATGTCACTGGATTATAAGTACAAGTAGTAAATAAGCCGCTACAAACACTTGTTTTATTAGTACAACCATTAATTGAACATAAATTTAGCCCATTAGTAGCACCTGTTGCCGTTAATATTACAAGCGATGTTACAGTACCACCAAGACAAACGTTTTTACTGTTGTATAAACATATACCATTGGTAGCACCAGTAACTGCAACACTAAGACCACCTGTACCGCCACTTGAAATACCTGTACTTAATTTACCTGTTGAATCAATATAAACCACACAAGTTTCTGATGTTTTTGCAAGTAAACCTGATAATTGAATTCTGCCATTTGCACCACCCACAACACCTGTACCACCTGCAATTACAACATTACCACCAACTTTCAATATTGTACCAGATGCTGAACCACCACAAATATAAACAGTACCACCAGTACCAGTATATGTTGGTTGACTATAAGCATCACCACCAAGAAAACATATTGCTGGTGCATTTGCATTTACTCCATTGCCACCGTATCCTTTAATTCTAGCATTTTGAGGCAATGTTAAAGTACAACTAAGTGGACTATAGACTAAACCACATTTTCCGCTTGTACCAATATTAACACTTGAAGTTGGTGTACTAAGAGTTAATTGACCAGTACCTTTTGTACTAATAATTAAATCAATATTAGTTGCTTGACCAGTAACACAAATATTACTTGTAGTAAAACCAGTACCTAATGATGTATATCCTAAATTTACTACGATATTTTGCGGTCCACATGTACCGACTAGGTATAAATTACAATTATTTTGTGCTTTAATAATTAAATTATTTGAATTATATAATGTACTTCCCGTAAATTGAAGTGTACTGTTTTGAATATTATTACCAGTCGAATTAAACACAGGTATACTATTTGCAGTTCCACCAATAATTGTAGTACTACCAGTACCAACAATGCCTTTACTTAAATTACCACTTGCGTCAATATAAACAGCACATGTTTCTGTAGATTTTACTGGCAAATTAGGTGTTTGAACTCTGCCGATAGTATTGCCAGTACCAGCACATATTACAATATTTCCGCCAACAGCACCTGTTCCTGCGCCACCACAAAGATATAATGCTTTTCCTGCACATCCACTAGATACACAACTACCAGCAACTATACTTAAATTACAATATGTTCCTGAACATAAAGAAATACCATTAGAAAAAATACAATTACTTAATGTACCTAAAAATGCACCATTTGTTGCAACTAAACCAATTGTATTACAACGACCAATAATTTTCTGTTTAAATATATGCATGTTTGTACTACCACTATCTAAAATAGAACTATTAACAATATTATTACTAGTACCATTAAATTTTGGTATATAATCAGTTGCACCACTAATTGTAGTTCCACCAGCACCACATATTGTAATTGTTGTATCTCCAGTAATTATTGATAAACTACTCCCAGCAACAGATATTGTTTTA